CATTTATTATTGCAATTGTCTCAACACAAAGTCCGGAAAACATAAATTTAAAACAATTGAATATTGATCAACCTAAGGAGAAACATTATTTCTTCGTTTTAAAATTCATTTGTTCTGATCTTTTCTCCCTCATTGATTCACCTTTCCTCATTTATTATTGCAATTGTCTCATAATCTCATTATCCTTAATATAGATCTTCATCTCTGTTATCTAAATATAAATCATTATTATTTTTTATAATTATGTCATTAGGAATCAAACATGTCATTTTCATTAACTTAAGGTAAGGTGTTGTGGATGATGGAACATAAAAGATACTGTTCCTAGAAAAAGTCATGTTCATTTGAGATTTCATTTCTGAGAAAGAATGTTCCATAATGGGATTGTAAAAAATACGTTTAGTCTTATATTCGATAAAGTCTAAAATCTGCTCATCGAAATATATGTTTTCTATTACTTCATAAACTTCTTCTTCTTTAGAATCAGCTCTATCTAGAATATCTCTCTTATTAAAAAGATGATTATAGCCTCTAAAATTGCTTAAAAGATCAGCATAAGATGACATTTTAACTGTTATTTCTTTAACGTTAGCTATCTCATAAGGTGTTGCATGCTTAATATCTTGAGGTGTGGGATGTCTTGACTGAAATTTAGTCCAAAATGACTTTATGTACAATTCTAATTTGCTTTCATCAATGTAATATTTGTTTAAGATCTGAGGATTGTCAAGGTTCTGTGTTATTTGCCAGGTGAAATTGGTGCTGGGAACATAATTTATCCAGTCTCTTAACCAAGGGTCTAAGCCGCTACTGAATGTTTTTAATTGAGAAAGCTCTTTATTTTCAGATCTTATAACAAATTTTGAGAAATTCATTTTAAATATTATATTAACATATCTTGAAGAGCTAATTGTTGATCTACATACTATTAGATCAGAATTCTTGTTAAGTGATAAAGTTAATTTTCCATCACATATATTTGAGCTTAAAGACTTATTAACAAATATTGGAACCAAAGTAAATTGTGTTGATGTTATATTGAAATGAGAAACAGATAAATCTGTTTTTATTATATAGTCAGGTCTATTGTAAATTCTTTCCTCTCCTATTTTACCTTTAACACAAGATTGAATCCTTTGTCCAACAAGAGTGTAGAGCTTGAAATTTAATGCGTATGAATGGTTTTCTAGCCACTCTCTCAAATCTCTTCCAAATGTTTCTGTGTTGACATTGTTAGATAGAGTTATTGTTTCAATAGTCATTTCATTATCTTTTTTCAGAAATTTTATCTCTACATCTGTCATGCTGAAAGACCCTATCCATCTATCACCATCTACCTGACCTATAATTCCGAATCTATTTTTCATCAGCAAATCTATAACTGACTGAGTCTTTTCTCTTTCTTTTTCAATTATCAGCACAAGATCATTATAAGTGGAATTAGGGTTATTTTTCAACATGTAGGATATCATTCCATTTTTGAAATTCTCACTCTCATTCTCAATTTCTTTTATAAGTCTATCAATGGGTTCATAAAATACCTCTTCTATCCATGCATCTTCATATGATGTTATGTGATTATTCTTGCTCTGTTCATCCAGAAGAGGCTGGAATATTTCTAGCTCTCCCTCATCATTTCTGATTGTGATAGTTTCAGTATAATCACACTCCAAAAAAATCTTTATTTTCTTTCTGTCTAGTTCAGTTAATAACATTATTTTTTCACTCTCAGATGGTGTGTTATATTCTTTATCTAGATTCATTGCTATTCGTTGTATCAGAGATAATTTAACTGATACAGATTCTCCCATTTGATTAAATTTGACCTCTGGACCAGTGTTAAGACACTTAGCGATTAGTTGAATTTTCCTGTCTTCTATAAGAGGGCTTTCTATTATAGATCCAATTACATGAGTGTATGCATTTAAGATGCCATGTTCTGTTCTTTTCTGGAAATTGCTAATGTTTGTGAAAATCAATCCATTTGAGAAGTTGTTCCTGATTACTGGTATGATATCTAAATAACCATGTTTCTTCCACCCCACAACTCCCACCATATGAATTGTTCTAGGTTTTTTATCCAATCTAGAAATGAAATTTTGTAGTTGAATCGATGATGTAAACTTGCTAGCCTTCAATGTCTCTTGTTGAGTATCTCTTAACCAGTCAAAAAGAGTGCAATAGTGCTTGAAATCATCCTCTATTTGCTTATGTGGATATTTCATTGGCATATTGAACCACTTAAAACGTAGCACTTTTTCTATGTGGCCTCCACTAAATGGTGAGTCAGTTGTTATCCTTATGTCTGCTCTGATTTTCCTTCTCATATTATGTCTTTTGACATAGGATTTGATCTGAATTCCTGATAATGAGCTAAGATGTGATAAATAATTTTTCCTGAAAGGAAATAAGATATCCATATCCGCATCATTCAAAGTAATATGCTGATGAATTAACCCCTTAGTCATAACTTTTGTGACCCGAGGTGTTTTGAAACCATAGACTCTGTTATCATTCTTTTTAAAGAAAATTGGCAGATAAGCATTATCTAAGGTCATTGAATATCCTGTTACAATTTCTGAGTTGTTGAAATCTGATTTGAACTCAAATACTCTACACTTTTCCTTCTCGCTCTCCTTATTCAAAAGTGCTGGCAGCTCAACTAAAATGGAGTTGACTTGTGTCCAATTAACCATTATTTTTATTAGTCTAGCCATCATAGGAGCTGTTATTATTTCATCTTTCTCATATCCTAGTTGCTTTAACTCTTTCTCAAATTCAACTCTTAAGCATAGATTGTTCGAGATGAAAGATGAAGCACAATAATATTCTGTTAGATCACCAACTGTTTCCAGATGAGCAAGACTAGATTGCAAGTCATTGTAGGGTCCAGGTTGAATAGCACAAGCTGTAGTTACTTCATTTTTACTAGCAATTGCATCCCTAATTAAGCATATTTGACATTTTGAATCTTTAGAGGATATTCCTACTAGCTTTTTATAATATGCTGATGTGGTTGTGAGTACTGGTCTAGATAAGATGTATACTGAGCTGGCTAGGATTCTTGATAATATATTTCCTTTTGATAGGCTTGCTATAACACCTGGATTCATCAACTTAGTTGCTATCTTAAGTTTACATTCTTCTATTGATCTGGGACTTCTATATAAAATTTCTGGGTTTTCATCAATTCTTTTGATCCAATCCTTAGGAATATTTAATTTTTCCATTATTGATTCCCATTTTTTTGTTTTCCCAAACCTTAAAAAGGATGTCCGGCTTATGGAAGATAATGATACTGTATCTAATCTTATATCTTCTCTATCTGCATTTTGAGATTCCTGAAGGAGCATCATTTTGAATTTAATTCCTAATTTAGTGGATATTGTCGCTTTCCATAAATTGTATTGTAATCCTAGCATTCCACAAGATACTATTGGATCCAATAGGAAGAAGCCAGATGATGGATCAGGCATATTGTATACTGTTAGAACAAAAGTTAACCAGAGATCAGAAACAGATGACCCTAATAATCTATAGTGAAGTAGTGATTGAGACAATTGGACACCATATGCCAGATGAATAGAACCTCCTCCTTCTAGAACATTACTACATAAATTTGACATTTCTTCTTGTCTTCCTATTAAAGTTTCCTGTTCTGAAATCATGAAAGCTGCATTAACCCATCTAAAAGTTGGTCGGTGATTATCGGCCCCGAACATATATTCGGAATTAAATTCAACTAGATGTTTAGTAAATCTGGTAGACTTAATAGATGTTAGAATTGACACCTGATTTCCTACAAGTGTTTTAAATTTGAAAGCTGTCATCACCATTAGATCTTTAACTAATATTGAATCCTCTGGTTCCTGACTGTTCTTAGGGACAGATATCATCATGGAACTATCATCTGAGCTTACCATATAAGATACTATTATTGGCTTCTGTGATATTGAGCTAAGCATAAATTTAGTGTATTCTGTTATGTATGATAATATTGTCGCATGAAATAATGAACTTGTAAAATGAAGTATGCCTTGCATCATTCCTGATTCAGTTTGTAGATATGAACAACCTTCTTGCAACCATTTTTCAGAACTTTTCCCATTATAGGCCATATAAGCTCTTTTAACCAAACCCTCATCATAATTCTTACCAACTTTTTGGAAGTCTTTCAACAATCCCATTGGAAGCATGATTTTTTTATTTAGCCAAAGTTTTAATATTTGAATAATACTACCATGTAGGGTGAAATCAACATATGAGCACAATAAAACCATGAATTTTACCACATAATGAAGTTGATTCCATTTCTCAGCATCATCGCTAGCTGATATAACTTCAAAATTTTTCTCATATAACTGATAGCTCTCCAAGTAATGGGATTCTGGAATTAGAAATTTATTCTTAGGATGTGTCATGATCTCAGAGGGAAAGTTCTCATATAGTATTGTCTTACTCATGTCTTCTATTATGAATTGAAGAATTCTGGACTGCATATCTAAAACGTAAATTTCTCTGAGGCCTCCATGCTGGTTTTTCTTGAATATACATATGTGTAGACAGTTTCCATTTTCCTCTATTAAATTCAACATATCTTTTATGAAATGAACAACTAGGTGTTTATTTTCATCTTCTCTTTTTGAGTCATTTAATATTTTCATTATTTTCTCTATTGCTTTTGATCTATAGTACTTGTCATCTGATATGTAATAAAATTCATCAACATCTTCCCCTTCATCTTGTTTTTCATCAATTATCATCTTTTCCTTCCCAATGATATTTTTAAGGTTTTTCACTAGCTTAGTATCTTTTGCCTTTTTATATAATGGATTTTCATTTAAATTATCTTCTGCTTTGATTAACTCACTAGGTCTCCAGTGATAATAATTAGGGTTAAATTCTGATGATGCTTTCAGAGTTGCTAACTCATCTATTGTCTTATAGCATAGATTTCTCACAATTCTATTTGTTATGTGTGTCTTGATCTCACTAATTTGATTTGTGCCTATTTTGTTGCCAATTGTAAGTAATTCCCTGTTTACAGCTGCTTTGATCAGAGAAACATTAAATTCATGTGGTCTCACTTTGTCTGGTAAGGGATTTTGTTCTCCTAAAAATGTTTTTTCTGTTGGGAGTTGATCTTCTCTACATAGTATTTTGTCAATTAATTCACCTTCTGAGTTTGCTTCTGGTTGCTCATCTTTATTTTTTAAATATCCCAGATACATCAATGATATAGCTTGATCTTGAGTCTCTAATTTAGCTAAACTACCATTTTCCTTTATAAATGGATTGACAAAACCTTTCCATACATGGAGTCTAGCAGATTTGTTTATTGATTCTGGTTTAATTGAGTGCCTTGAGTAGTATTTGATTAAATGCAATGCATCTTTCATAATTTTCAACTGTAATCGTGATCTAATCAATGTTTTTAACTTGGGGAGCATCTTTTCTGGGTGTGGTCTGTAAGGCAGAGAAACACAGGCTTCCATGACTATAAATCTAGTCATAGTAATTGCTTCCTCTGTTCTATGTTTATCTTCAAGTAATAGTAGTATGGATAGCCAAAACATTCTCACTATTGACTGATTTTCTGATTTCCCTTCAAGAGAAAAGTGGCCATAAAACTCTGACCAATATATACTTAATGCATATCCCATGGATTCTGCTCGTACCAAGTTGTTCAACTTGCTTATGTTAGAAGAAACCCACTCTGTAATATAGTATTTGCCTATGTCATGCATTGTTTTGAAGACAGTGTTAGACTTCGCTCCCATTAAAGACACCAAGCTGTCTCCCTTTGGAATCAAAATAGAAAAGAAAATTACTGCACCTTTTCTAGATGGTTTAACCAGCAAGTAAGATTCAAAATATTTAAGTCTTTTAATAATGAACTCATCTCTCTTGCAAAATTGATTTAATGAAATAGATAGCTCTGTGGCCAAGTCAGATATAAATCTCAGATAAGTTCCAGCTTTGCTCATCATGTACTTATTCGTTTGAGCTCTGTACTTTTCAATCATTGTTTTCTCTCCGTGTATTTCCATTGCACTAGCTAGCAAAACATCTATTCCTTCTGATCTGTCATCTAATTCATAATATGGAGTGAAAGGATCAAAATTCAGACAATCTAGTTCTAGAAATGATTCTATATCATTGATCTTGGTATCATAGTGAAATGGGATCTTTTTAATCTTCCTATAATCAAGGACCTGGTCCTCTGACATTTTAATTGATCTTTTCCCCTCAACTCCTAGTTTGGCATTATATAACTTCATGCTTTCGGATGGTCTCACTATGACTCTATTTCTAGTCATCTTAAGCTGTTTATTTGCTTCAATATATTGTTTTTGTTCTTTTGGACACATATGTGCAAGCTCTCGCTCATCAAGATTATATTTTTCCACTGCTGCATTATCTAAAGATAAAATTGCTGAATTCCACATGTTTTGCATCATTGACACATCATCTTCCTTGAAAGAGTACCCAACCCGAAAATCCTTTATTCTTTCAAATTCTTCCTCCAAAGATATGGGATCAGGTATTATGAAAGGGTATTGTATAGGGGCTTTCATATCCGTTCTTGTTCCTGAGTTAGTCCTCATCCATTCTTCATATTCTCTTATTTTCTCTATTATTGATGAGTGGTACTCTGAGCTATTGTCCATTGTTAATTGAGTGACAGCTTGATCTGATGATTTAAGCCACAGGTCAGATAGCAATTTATTTGTTATCTGAACATCTTCATCACTGCAATCTCTAATTATATTATGCAAGCACCTATCTGATATGTTAAAATTCTTTGAGACACTAGTTGGAATGCTTCTGAAAATTGTTTTAACAAATTTTTCTTGTCGTGATAGCTCTTGTTCTTCTTCATGGATGAGGTTCATTCTTTCAAAGGTATGCACTATTGAAATGGCCAGATGAAATCTGAAATAAAGCTCATCAATGAAATTTTTATCCTTTGCAAGAATCCTATCATTTAAAATAATACAACTTGGTCCTATGGCAATAACTATATAAGAACAAAAATCAAATAAATTTTTGGCATGCCTTTTGACCAAATCATCATGATATTTTATTATCTTAGCATCATAGGACTTTCTTAAAGTTTCTGTATTATAAGATCTTAAAGTTGTGAACTCCATGACCAGTATTTTTCTTTTTTCATTAGGATTGGTAGGTATATCCATAATTAAATCAGGTGTCTTAAAATCTGATGAGTCACCTAAAGATAAATTAGCTTCTTTAAATGATACATCTGTTTTACGACTTATCTGAGCAAATGTGAAGTCATGAACTATGGAAGATGCATCAATGGAGTCACAGGAAAAGTTAAGCTGAGGATTGCTATCAAAAACTACTTGGATTTTATCCCCCATTTGTTCAATGCGATATAGTGGTAACTCTGGAATTGGAGTGCTTTTTATTTCTACTGGTTTCTGTTGACTAATCGGAACAAAAGGATTAGTTATTGTAATTGCCATTTTATCTGATATTTGTACACTTCTGGAGTGTGCTAATAATTTTTCCTCCTCTTCTCTTTTAAGCTCATCTCTTGTGTACTTCATTGCTTTTTCCAATGATGGAAATTCTTCAGTGAAAGACAAAGCTATTGGCTCTACTTTCCTCCCTAAATCCGGATTGACTCCTGTGAATCTTCTTACAATGAATGATTTTCTTGTAGGGGCATGTATTAGAATAGTGGTCTCTTTATTTCTTCCTTTTGATCTCAAAGATAGGATTTTATAAACTGAGTCACTTTCTATGCATTGAGTGGCTAGTGAGTAATTATTGTCCAGTAATACCGTTACATCTTCCTTCCTCTCTTTATGAAGGTAAAAAGCCAAGACTAGTGGATTAGGATCATCAAAATCCATTTGGTCTTCTATGAAGCTAGCGAGATCATCTTTTGTAACTGACATGGTTGCTGATTCTCCTGTTGGTTTCAATTGCTCTACAACTTCATATACTCTTTCCTTAATGGGTGTGAAATTTCTGTTTATGACTGGATCTCCTATATATTTATATTTTCCTGAGTTTAGCATTTGAATCATGTGTTTCTCATTTCCTTCTCTAAAGAAAATGATCTTGTTAAAATCCATTTTAACTAAAGAAAATGATATTCCTGTCAATATTTTAACTTCATTTAAAGTCTCTATAGGGTTATGATATCTTTTCCAAGTTGTTATACCTAAAGCTCTATCAAAAAATGGGCCAAACATATCTACTTTAAAAATGTTATCTAATATTTGGCACAATTCCATAATTTTGGAATCAGTATTGATCATTATTCTAGTCCGTGGCACTTCTCTTAGTGGTCTTAAGGCTTCAATTTTATAATTTGAATACATATAAATTAAGTCTTCTAATTTCCAGTCATAAAGAGTGCAAACTTCTTGCAAAGTTATCTTATTCATTTCTCTAGGCTTTAGATATCTTTTTTGTTGATTCTGTGCTATTTCTTTTCTTAGAAAATGAATGAATCTTTGAGGGTCAATTATATTATATTTGTGTAGATTTAAGGATAGGTTGCTAGGAAAATCCTTTCCTGTTGATCTTATCTTTATATTGTGAGATCGGCAATCTATTTTCAATTCTAATCTATCAGGTTGACAACCAATGTCTATGTAAGATTCTATTCCATCTTCGTTTGGGTAAATTAACCTCAAAGATTTTCTAGTGTTAGATAACTCTCTACAGATAATTGATAGTTTGTTTATCAACCACTTTGGAATAAAAAATAACTTTATCTCTAACATCATTTCTTCATAATTATTTTCAATGCAATCTTTTGGCAGTTGTAAATCATGAATATAGGAGCTAGGCTCCTCATTTGAAAAAGGGTACTCACTTGAACAACTCTCATCATATGGGAATCCTCTAGTTCTACATATGGAGATGAAACTTGAAGATGATACTATCCATTTATTCTTTTCTACTGATATATGGCAATCAGCATTTTTGGAGTCACCTATTCCATCAAAATGCAAACAAATGGAAAAACCCAAGTAACTCATAAATTCCTGCAAGAGAGAAGGGGAGTTGATTAAGTTTGACCTTAGTATGTAAACCAATTCAAAAGGAGTGACATTCAATGAATAAGTCTCACATAAGCATGTGGACATATTCTCATAAGATCCCAATATGTTTTCAGAATTAACAATTATGTTACAATGAGGTGGAACAATTCTACTTTCTTCTTTTTCTTTTTTTATTGGCTTCCTCCAATCAAATCTAGAGATTTTTAATCTCTCATCAAAATATAATTTCTCTTCATCAAAATAAAAAAAGTTGCTAGGAGGCAGGCCAATTGTTTGATAACTTGTTTTCTTATCTCCATCTGAAATAACCAATCTAAATGGTTCAAGAAAAGATTTTGAAAACAGTATGCATGCTGATAGAATATCTGTCTGTAAACCTATTTCTTTCATCAGGTCAGATAGTTTGATATGGTTTCCTCTAAAATGAGGCATGTCGTTCTCAGACACCTCACTGATCTCACAACTGTCGGAAAACATAAGCATAAACATGTTACTTAAA